CTGTTCGGTGCAGGGTAGCTGCATTGCTACGATAATACCAATGTCGTTGTGGGTTTTGCGGATAGCTTCCAAAATCTCACGCTCAATATCCTTTACCGGATAGGTAACATTGAGCCAACGCTCATTCCAGATTTTTGCAAGAGGCAAGATTTCTTCTAATTCCCCGATGTTTTCTGCAAAGAAATTCTCAATTTCCTGCCGCTTCTCCTGCTTTTTGATTTCGTCAAAAGCCTTGATTTGTCTGTCGATGGCGCTGATCGGAGCATCCACCATCTGTTCCAGCTCTTTCATCTTGTCCTCAAACTCGGTAAGGGGCTGATTCCATTGGCGCTTTACAGATTTCCTGCTGTCAGAAAGAGCAGTTTTAAATTTGTTAAGGTTTGCTCTGTCTGCCTTTGCTTCTTTGATTCCACCCTCGGTAACTACCATCTGCTGGTAAACCTGTAATTTGCCTGCCAGCTCCTCTTTGATTTCCTCGAAGTTGAAGCTGATTTGCGGCGGGATAACCTGCTCGATTGAAGGTGTCAGTCTGACTTCCATTCCTTGTTCCTCCTTTAAATCTCCGGCAAAATCAACGCCGGTCTGACTTTGGTTTGTACCGCCTGCCAAAAGGCGATTTCTTTTTCTTTTAAGTAAGCAATGTCCTCCAACATATCGCATCGCTCGAAGCGGTAGTGACGGACTGTTGCCTTTCAGCCATACTCGCTGCGTTCCCGGATTCTGGTTTTCAGGATTGCAAACTCATATCCTGTGGAGAGCATCTGGTGGACAATCTGCGCATAGTAATAATCCGGTATCTGTCCATTCCACTTTTTCCAATCAACAGAGCGTCGGATTTCGGTAGTTTTGATTTCCAAAATCCCCTTCCTGCCATTCTGGTCGGTAAGTTCTCCATCCAGTGTTGCAAAGATAAACGGGCAGTCCGGCTCATTTGCCTTCATGCCAAATTCATCATAATCAACATGGAATTGTGGAAAATCCAGCTCAAACAATCTTCTGATAGCCGCTTCCGATTCCTTCCCAAAGCGAACCGCTTCTTTGTCCGAAATATCTTCCGGCTCTGCGATTCCGGTTTTTTCTTCCCACAGCTGCACATTGCTTTTCCAAGGGGAGATTCCAAGGACGCTGGCGGCATCGCTGCCGCCAATCCCTTTCCGCCGTGCCTTGAGCCAATCTGTCCGATTATCTACCAACATAGCCTGTCCCTCACAAAATCTGTGTAGTCGTCCGATGCAAAGCAAAACTCACGGTCGCTCTCCTCGATGTCGTGTGCGTGGTACTCCTTGTGCATCTGTTTTGCTTGTAAGTAAGCCAGCCGCATGACTTCTTTCCTCTGCTGGTCGCTCATGTCGTTCTCCCAGTAGTCAGCGGAGCGTTCATCCAAATTTTCGGAGATAAAGTCTTCTGTAAAATCTTCTGCATGGCTTTTGCTGTACTCTTCGATGTACTCCTTTAGGCAGTCGTCGCAAATCGGATTGCCATCCAGATGGGTGATCCTCTCTTCACTGCATCGCTCTCCGCACTGGGAACAAATGATTCCCTGCGGTTCCCTGCACTGTGCATCGTAGCGCTCGTTTTCGCTTGTCCAATCTCTCACGTCATTTTTCCTCCCTTGCATTTTTTAATAAAATGGTGTACAATGGGAAAGAACTAATTCCTTTAGTTCCCGTATACGGAAAGGTTGGTCACTTCGGTCGGTGGAACAACCTTTCCGTTTGCTTTTGCTCGGCTCTGACACTTTGTCAGAGCTTTTTCTTTTTGCATGGAAAACCATGTCGTTAAGCCATAAAGCCCGCACAGAACCAGCAGAAACAGGCTTGGCAGTGCGATTAAGTACATCAGCTCAAACATTACTCTACCTCCTTAAATTTTGTTTCCTTCGATGCTTTCCAGCACCTTTCGGGTGTATCCGGTTTCGTGGATGCCCTGCTTCCAGAGCCGCTTTGCTCCGCCCTCGCCGAGATTGTACGCCATCAGGCTGTCCGTCAGGCTGTACTTTTCAAGATAGCCACCAAGGATAAATGCCCCTGCTTGGATGTTTTGCTCCGGGTCGGTGAGGTCGGTGGTTCCGATATTGCTGCTGAGGTACTCCATGTTGATGGTGTGTATCTGCATCAGCCCGTAGCAGCTGCCGTTTTGAGCATCCACTTTATATCCGCTCTCCACCTCCATCACTGCATACAGCACATCCGGCAGGACACCATACTCCTCACAAGCAGCCAGCGCCACATCCTGCAGCTCGTGGCTGAGCGGAATGTCACGGTACTTATCCACCTCTGGGACCTTGACCGTAATCGTCAGTCTGCAAGTCACAGGCTCTACCATTTCTATCTGTTCTTCCTGCGCCAACGTCAGAATCGGCTCTGCTGGCGGCGCGTCGTGGATCACATCCCTCTGCTCGCAGCTGCTTAGCAACAGGCACAGGCAGAGGGCAAACAACATTCGTTTCAATTTATCGGACTCCTTACAATGCTTTAAGTTGATTGATTCGTCTGGCTGCTCGGAAAGCATTATCAGTAAGTTGCCTCTGCCATGCTCCCTGAGATGGTGCCCAACGGAAACCTTCAGCTTTCAGATCTTCTCGCAGTTCTTCGTTCGGCTTGTCATCAAAAACGATCTGCAACCGGTTAAGCTCAGAATTTACAACCACTTTGCCACCTTCAAATTCCCAGCCTTCCGGCGCTGGTTCTTCTTGACGTTTCCTCAGCTCTTCCACACGTTGCTTTACTCGCCGGATATTTGCATTGTTGTTAGATAACAGATATGATGCAAACGGCTTATCCTCAAGATGCCACTCTCTTGACATTTCTGCTTTGAGTTTATGTATCGTCTGTTCCGACACGAACGGGCAGCCGTCAAGTGTTTTGTGTTTGCGATAGTAGGCATTGACATCCTTCATGATCTGCTGTTCCATTTGCAGGTCAGACAGCTTTCTTTCCAGCTTCTTGAGCGCCTGTGGATCATCCGAACTGATACCGCCCATGCCGGTGCTGCGGATTTTATCAAGCAACCCCTCAATGTTGCGATACTCTTCGTAGTTTCGATCACGTGCTGCGTTCTGTTTAGCTTTCTTCCCTACGGGGAAATTACTCCCGCCTGAAATCATAACCGATGGAACACGGGCATCAATGGCATTGCGGGCGTTCAGATTATCGGCTAACTTACGGCAATAGGTATCCAACAGCCAATCAATCTTGTCGTGATACATTGAGTCCACACGCTTTTTTTGGTTTTCTGCAATTTCAACAGCTTTATCAACCATCCGATGATAGTTTGCGGTGGCGCTGCCCTGCTGATACTCACAGAAGCGGTTCGCGTCATTGGCTCGCTTCGCTGCCTCCTCATTGATTTTGTAGTACATATTCATACTCCTTTCTCGGATAGTGGTTCCTTATCTTCTCCCAAAAAGCAGTGACCGCAGTAAAACCAATCTTCACCACGCATTTGGAAAGTGGCGAACGTCGGAAGGAAACGCTGATGCTTTAAGCTGTACTCGTGGCTGTACGGTTCCCCAACCTGCAAATATCCATAGCCCATCTTTGCAGGCGGAAGGCAGTTGAGGAATTCATCGACAATCTCTTCCTCTACCATGTCGCCTGGGTTCGCGGCCTTATCAAAGTCACCCGCCTCTGCCCAATCCTCCATGGTCACCAGCTTACACTCTTTCATCATAATCCAAACTCCTTCTTTACTCGCAGCCGAAGCTCCGAGATCGTCAACATGATCTGATCCAGCGGCTCCAAACACTCCTTGAGCTGAGGAATCTCCTCCGCAGTTATCTTACCGTCTGCCAAGATGTTAAGCAGCTGGTTTCCTGCGCTGTCCCCTGATCTGATCGCCGCCAAAAACTGTAATGCCGCTCGGTCAAGTGGTTTCAGCTCTGTATCTGGCATACACCGATCCCCCAGCGGGCAAACTTCGTGGCAGTAATAGGGAAGCAGCTCCGGTGATCCGTATATATCAGACATTCTAAGCACCACATCAACTGGAACGATCTTAGTGTAATTAAGCTCATAATCAGCCAACGTGGATTGCGAAACACCGAGCAGTTCGGACGCTCCCTCCCTGCTGTTGAGCTTGTCGTTAAACTTTGCCGCTTCTTTTCTTTTCTGGCAATAGATGTTACCAGCGGCTTTCGTTGGGTTTTGTCCCATTTTGTTTTACCTCCTTGGTTGGTATAATAAAGTTAGGCGCCTTCCTGCTGCGAGTCGTTTTCCATCGTTCCGGGTTCATACCCTGCCAGCAGGTCTTCGACGGTGCAGCCCAGGACCTTTGCGATTGCCATGCCGACCTGCAGGGTCGGATTCCTGGTCCCCCGCTCAATCCAGCAA